TTCTTAAAGCTAGGGATGAAGCAGCTTTTAAAGCAAGAAGCCTACAAGATAATGGTGTACGGTCAAACGTACCCACAGCCCCCGCAGACGGACCCTATAATCCTAATAAGGCCCAGACTATGCCTACGGATGATGACATCATTCCAGAGGTACAAGTTTCAGGCAGGGGTAGAATGGTCAACAAAGATACTGGTTACTTTGATGTGCCATCAGACCCTGATAATCCAATCCCTGAGTATACTATTTATGATAGGGTTAGAAGGCAGGGGAATAAAACCAATAAGAATGGTGGTGATGCTCCTGTAGACGAAGAAATGCGTACACAACCTCTGAACGAGGTATTTGTTCCGGGGTCAGAGCCTAAGATTGACCTTGGTGCAGATATGTTTAATGCCCAAGAAGAATTTATCAGATCAGTCGTGTATGATCTTAAAAAGGGTAAACCCGTAGGTACTCCCGTTAGTGCTGAAGAGATAGAAGTATTTGTTAATCAAAACTCTAGGCTGCTAGAACGATTTCCCAATATTCGGACTGAACTTGGTTCATACGTAGACGCTGAAAGAACAGCAGCTAGACTAGTAGAAGATTTAACAAAGGCTGGTACTGGGGGCAATCTTGTAGAAGCAATTGCCGATAGCTTCACTTCAAATAATCCACTAGAAGAATTTTCTAAGTTGGCTAACGAGGCCCAAGGTCTTCCAGACGCAATGCTAGATTTTAGATTAGCTTCAATGGATGTATTATTTAAGGCATCTAGAAATGCGGATGGTAGTACAAACTTCCTAAGACTGGCTAATAATATGGGTAAGCCACTAAGTGGCAGAACAGGCGATTTAACAATAGTTGATCTAATGGTGCGTAATAATGTTATATCACCAGAAGATCAGGTAGCTCTTGGAGAGATGGTTGCCCAAGCTGTTCGCATTGAGGCATCTTTAACTGATCCTACCGTATTTAATCAGGTAATACAGGAAACTCCCGACATACAGAAGAACATGGCTAGGATTGTTGGTGCTAACTTGGGTGTTATGTTTGGTAGGGGGGATGCAAGTCTACAGGCTGCTGCCATTGGTTCTGCATATGTTAAGCGACTGGTGGATCAACTTCCACTTGCTAAGGATAAGGCGATGGTGGAAGCGTTAATGAAAAACCCCGTCCTTCTTAAAGAGGTGTTATCCAAAAACCCAACAATAGCGAAGACTGGTTTGCAGACTGCTAAGGAATTTATAGCCAAATACCGAAATGTGAGTGTGCCTGAATTAGCTGGTCAAGCTGCATTAGCTTTAGGAGATGCTACTGCACTTAATACTAGGACATCTACTGTAGGGGCAATTCAGCCGGAAGTAAAAGATGAAGAACCACCAGTAGTGATGTCCTTAGACGAACAGATGATGGATTTAAGGTAAAAGAAAAACCCCCCACACTGCTTAATGTAAAAAACAGTACGGGGGGCTTCCCAACCAACTAGCAAGGCGACCACTACTTCAACCTCACAAGTATTTATGTACTACAGAGCGCCCCTAGCGTCAACCGCTAGTGGGCCTTTTTTTATTAATTATTCGCACTTTCTTAGGCCAGTATTAGGGTCAAAGTAACAGGCTCCACCTTCTTCTATATTATCTACAATTTCCTCTTCAGCAACGTCCTCTGATGCCGCTGCGTTAAGAATACCATACCGTTTACCACTAGCTCTAAATGTCGTACACCCAGAACTACCCCCATCGTAGGCTTCCATGTATACTCTCTTGAAATCTTCCCAAGAAACATCATCACCCACATTGCACGTTTTACTACAGGCAGAGTCCACATAGCGAGAGGCGGCATTAAGTACTTTAACATGGTCAAACACTGATAGTTCATCAGCAGTTTTACCCTTGACCCCAAATTTACTATATCCGTAGTCTTCTACCCGCTCTACCTTGGGTCCATCGAAGGTTTGGATAGTTCTATCGTAATAATGGGAAAAGACTGGCTCAATGCCGCTGGATACATTATCTGCTGAGAGAGAGATTGTTCCCGTAGGCGCGACTGAAAGTAGATGGCTGTTACGAATACCATGAGCAGCGATAAGGTCACGGATATTATTAGGTAGTGTTTTAGCAAAATCAGAGTCCAAGAAGCTAGAGTTATACAGGGGGAATTTCCCCTTTTCTACGGCTAGTGCAACTGATGTTAAATAGCAGCCATCTCTAATAACTTCCATAATTGTCTCAAGCTGCCTAATAAATCCATCAGAGCCATACTCAAGGCCCAATGCCTCAATAGCATTGGCTACCCCTGTTACCCCCAGTCCCATACGGCGTTTGTTTTTAGCTTCCAGTTCCTGCTGTGGTAGTGGGTAGGTGGCTCTATCAACAACATTATCCATTGCACGAACCACTTGGGGTATATCATTCCTAAGCATATTTATATTAAACACGTATTGGTCACCATGCTTAACAACATACTGGGTTAGATTAAATGACCCTAAGAGACAGGCTCCATGAGGGGGCAGTGGCTGTTCACCACACGGGTTTGTTGCTGCAATGGTTTCGCAGTAGTGAAGATTATTCTTCTTATTAATTCTATCAATAAACAGTATTCCGGGTTCGGCCCAATCCCATGTACTTCTGAGAATATCATCCCACAAGGCACGGGCCGATACTGTTTTGTATACACGGCCCTCAAAAACTAAGTCAAAGTCACTGTCTGATTTTACAGCCGCCATGAAGCTATCAGTGACACCAACAGATATATTAAACTGAGTTAGGTCAGTACTATTGTTCTTTGCCCTAATGAATTTCTCAATGTCGGGATGATCTACCCTCATTACCCCCATTTGTGCGCCTCTACGATGACCAGCAGAGGATATTGTCTTACAAATGCTATCAAATATACCCATAAAAGACAAAGGGCCACTGGAGCGGCTGTCTAGGCTTCTGATGAGCGATCCATACGGGCGCAGGGTACTGAAGTCGTAGCCAATTCCCCCACCTAGCTGCATGGTACGTGCGGCCTGTGTAGCGGCTTCCATTATGCCCGTCATACTGTCCTCAATGGTTGTCGAGACAAAGCAATTGTATGGGGTTACTTTGCGTGGTGCGCCCATAGCAGACTGCACCCGCCCAGCCGGAAGAAACCTCTGGTTGTATAAAATGGTACGGAAGTTATCAAAATGACTAAGATCATCTTTTAATGCTTCGGCTACTCTGGTCATTGCCTCACGAAATGTCTCCCCCTCACTACGGTATTTCATAGCGTGGATTTCTTCAGAGATATTTAAAGTTGGTCCGTAGTCATTTTTCATTCGGTAGTCTCCACAAGGTCTAATAGGTTTGGTTTCTTATAATTTGGACCCTTAATGACCTTGCCTTCTTTATTCTTAGTAGGTTTGCCATTTGGTCCTAGTTTAGATAGATTGGATAAATGGACACGCCGTATAGCCTCGTCTAAGTCCCAACCATAAGTGGCTGCATAGCCGTATAATACGTAGGCTAAATCAGCTATTTCTTTGAGCATATTTTCGGGGTCTAGTCCCTTAGAACTCTCTATGCCTAATTCTTCAAATTCTTCTTCTATGAAGCTGTAGCGTAGGCTCTCTAGTGGAATATCCCTATACCACTCCTGATCAAGTGGCTGGTTCATCTTCCTAGCAAAGTCCCTAACCATAGATAGGGGAGTTTGAATGTGATTATCCCAATCTTTAGGCATTTGGTGTAGCCCAGCTTGAGAGGGGGGTTCTTGCATTTCTTTAAACGCATCAATATCGTCTTGTGATATCATTCTTCTAGTTCCTCAATTAAACGATCTAAATACCAGCGGCATTTCTTTAAATCTTCAACGCCAGATTTGTAGGGCCAACGCCAGAGATACTTAAAGGCATTTTGCCAACAGTATGCTTCATGTGCAGAGACATTCAGTACGCCGTCTGCCATTGCTTTCATTGCATCAATACACTCAATAGTGCCTTCATTATAATGCGGGGGACTGTTGACCATATCTTTATGTTTATTAGCGGCAGACCGAATAGCAGCGGCCTGTCTTTCTTCATCATCCATAGGTCTTATGGTAGTAGACACCCCATTAGGGCGTTTTAGTGGTAAATGATCCCGCATCAGTGTAACTTCTTCTTGAAGTCAACTACGTTAGACTTAGATTTACTTCGCCGTTCGCGTATTAAGTCTACGAGCGTTTGATCAGGCTCAAAATCAATTTCATCCTCATCTAGCTCTTCCTCACCAACCAATTCATCAAGAGACTCTCTAAGAGTAGCTATTTCTCTTAATAAAGCTCCTTGAAAAGCACAGTTTTCCAATTCGCATTTGATTTTATAGGTGAGGCCATTAAGTGCATCCAAGTAAAACATTACTTGTGCCTCTTCCATTGTATTACTCAAATTATGAGCAACTTCTAAATCAACAACATCAGTATCTTGATTAATTTTGATGTCTACCCGAATAGAGTTTATATCAATTCCTGTTTTTGGCATTTGCAACCCTTTTACTTGTAAGTTTAAAAAAATATTCTGCGTCAAGAACCGCCAAAGGTTTCTGGCGATCCGCTTTTATTATGGCTAAGGGTTCAGCCCCCTTGGGGCAGTTCTCTATTGCTTGATCTATCACCTTGTATATGGCGAAAGATTTAAACGATTTGCACTCTACGCTGTAAGGAAACAGCCTACGGGCAGCGGGGGACAGTTGAATATCCTCACCCCCAGCCCCCATAGATGTGCTGCGTACATCGTCTGGTTGTAAATTTTTAGGAAAGAGACTTAATATTTTGTCTCTAACCCACTGCTGATGCCTACGACCTTTGGCCTTCGCACTTTGCGTCTTTATAGCCATGCGGGTAACTCAATGATACTGTAATCACCCCACCCTGTATCGTATTTTTCTTCTTCCGTAGCCCCAGCAATAATAGCCAACGTGCGGTGCATTCTCTCTGTGGCACTCTCTAAAAGAGACTCACTAACTGTATGTATATGTGAACAGTATGGAGCAGACTTCTCGACAGTAATAAAACTAAAGGAATTTACATCAATTTCAGCTAACTTACAGACGTACAAGTAAAAAGCAGCCTGAATATCATACGCATATTTAAAGCACTCACGGGTAAACCCTATTGGACTAGCATCCATAGTAGTTTTAACATCAAAAATGCTTTTCTCAGACTCAATTAATAAGTCCGGCCTTGTTTTAAGTTGCAGCCCAGTATTTGGACAAGTAGCAAATACGCTTACCTCATTCACCCTGTCATTATGGTCTAGGTATTTTCTACAATGCTTGTTTTTCAGAGTAGTTTTAGCCATTTTATTAGCAACAGCATATTCTACTTCAGTTAAGAGAACCTGATCTTCTTTTAGAGTAGCTTCCTTGTCCGTAAATATCTTAGAGCGGCGGGTCTTTGGCCCTTTTACTACTAAGTTACGGTCTTTTTCCAGAAGAAGTGCATGGACGGCTGTTCCCATAGTGAAAGCAGCAGTCTGTGTACGCTTTTCGCCTTTCCAGTGTGCTAGAGATTTTTTATAAACCGTTTTAACGGTGGAGGATGATATACCACTGGTTGAGTGGTATACCATATTACTCATTCCTTGGACAACGCCCATCTAAGCAACGTCAGCCTCTAGCTCTTCAAGAGTATCAACTAACTTTTCTTCTATCATAGCTTCAGCATGGTCCAAATTTATCTTCTTCCATGCCTCTTCTATGCGGGAGTTTTCCCCAGCAACAAGTCCAGCAACAGCTTGAATACTGTCATATAATACCTGTGACATTTCAAAAGGTTCACCAAACTGTGGCTGGAAGTGCATTACATAATATGTTGCACCTTTGGGAGAAGACTGCTTCTCAGCCTTGAGAATACTCTCAAAGTCCCAAATCATCCTATCACCCATGCGGTTTAAAACATCGTGGTAGAATGGACCATAATTCTTACGCTTTAGCGATAGAACACATGGTTGATTTTCTATTGTGCGTTCTTCGCCGGAAGCAGTCTTTCCCGTATACGACACCACACCACGAACTATACGGTATCTATCAATACCAATATACTTCTTACGCTGTTCCTCAGTAAAGTCTTTAGACTGTTCATACGTAGGCATATTACAGTTGTAGCCACCTAACATATCCCTGCCTTCATCTTTAGCATATTGAAGTAATATAGACTTATTTATAAGTCCTTCCTCACCCCAGTGTTGGTACTGGATATGATTACTTAAAGCGCGGAACCGTACATTATCTTTTGCATACACACGTTCCTCGACTGGGGTATTCAAAAAGAATGCACCCAAGGGAATTTGCACCCCATTAGCGTCTTCGCCCTGTGAGTTTATTTTGAGGGCTGGGATGCTTGGTCCCTTTTTACCTGTTTGTGCTGCACCTAACGCAGAGGCGATATCAGCAAGGTTCAGGTCACCTTCTTTTACTACAAGATTGGTCATGTTTAATCCTTAACTATGAACCTTCATTTTACTACAACTAGGTGGCATTAGTCAACACTAATTCGTGCTGTTCAAGCCAATTAGTTCCAGCGCTTATTTCGATATCAAAGGGAACAACAGACTTGTAGTTGAACCGCTTTTCCATCTCCTTATCTATGCCTGTCATTGCTTGGCATAGTAGTCTCTTCACCTCTTCAAGCTCACTCTTATGGCAGTCCACCACAATGCTATCGTGTACTGTTAAAATTAGCTTACTCTTGAGGTTATTGGCCCTAAACAACTTTAAGGCACGTATACAGGCTAGAGGCACACAGTCTCCTGTGGCAAAACCTTGTATTGGGTAATTAACTATCTGAGTGGCGTGGGTCACCCTGTTGTTTCTGGTGCGAATTACATTATTCCACTTATACTGCCGACCACTGGGTACTTGTACTATTCCATTCTTTAGTACCCCCGTCATCAGACGCTCCTGATAACTCTTTAAACCTTCGTATATGTTAAAGAACTCAGAGAAATACGTCTGAATGTGTGGTGGCTCTAAAGCCCCCTGTCCACCATATAATGGGGCAAAGGAATACTGCTTCGCAGCCTGTCTCATATCCTTGGACACCTCAGAGGGATCACACTGGTTAATAATAGAGGCAGTTTGCTTATGTATATCCTTGCCGCCTAAAACATCAGCGATGATCTGGCTATCCCTACTTAATTCACCAGCCATTCTAAATTCTAGGCCGGAGAAGTCTGCCTCAACGATCAAATGATCTGGACCAAAGCGGCTAACAATAGCCTTGCGTACAGGAAACCCTCTCTTGGGCTGGTTCTGTAAATTGGGATTACTACTACTTAATCTACCAGTAGCGGTAATACACTGGTTGAAGTTAGCGTGTAGAAGACCAGTAGACCGTGTACCTATCTGTATGTTTTTAACAAAGCTATCCAAGTATGTACTGATAGCATTTAAGCGGCTGATCTTAGTAAGGAACTCTACAGCTATGTGATTATCCTTGCCTTCAGCCTGTTGTATAAGCAGCTTAATAGTATTCTTGTCAGTCTTAAAACCATTAATACTGGCGTAGTACGGACTCTTAGGGGTCATCTTCAAACCCGCCGTTACACCAGTCGGTGCATATATTGCCCCTGCACCAGAGCAAACCTTACACTTAGTTCTATTCTTATAGGCGTCACCCTTAACACGGTACTTCTTTCCGTTCTTTGTCTTGGTAACCTGTTTGTACTTCTGAATAGACCCCATGCCCATACAGTCGGGGCATCTTCTGGCTATAGTCTTCTGTACCACACTCGTAGTTGATCTAACAGCAGCAGAGAACTCTCTAGGCTTCATTCTAGGCGGCATAAGTGTCTTCCCAGCAGCGTTAGTTCCTATATTGAAAGTTTGCTGGTGAGCATCCCTGTTAATAACCTCACGGGAATACACCACCTTGGTCATGTCGGCCCCGCTATTTAAATTAATAGGAGTATCCCCCATGACCTCTTCGACTATCTCATTAAGACGATCAGTTAGTTCTTGCTTCTCCGTTTCAAACTCTAGCTCCACTCTTTCCAGAGTGTCTAGATTAATGGCTGTACCATTACGCTCAATCTCAACCAAGAACATGAGCATTTCATTCATTAAATCAATTACAGGGGCAAGAGACTGGTTCTCTTCCTTCTCATAGTCACCCATCTGGGCCTGATATAATTCAGCCGTTGTTCTTATGTCGGACTCAAGATACTCCAGCATGGTATCGACAGGCATGGCCTCAAACCCTGTGCCGCCCTTAAATAGTTCATCTACTAGGTCAGTCTTCTTTAGGTTCTCTAGCTTACGCCGAATGCCACACTCCTTAAGTGACAGTGGACGCCTTTGACCCTTAGAGAGAAGGTACTCCCCAATCATAGTGCAGTATACTTTGTCGGGTATTCTAAAGCCCATCTCCAGTAGCCAGATAATATCAAACTTGGCATTGTGGCACACAAGTGTAGATGCCTTATCCAAGGCTTCCTGTAGCCTCTCATGCTCGTCAGGCTCTATGACATCATTGTGGAAGTATACATCCATATGTACAGTCATTTCACTGGCATTGTTTAAGAAACCATACCCAGCAGCAACACACTTGTTTATTTTATTAAAGGGGCTGTTGTCGGTCTTACCTTCATACCGCTCAACGGTAGTCTCAAGGTCTAATATCAATATATTCAAAACGGTGGTTCTCCATTGGCATCTAGTTGGATTGGTCTGTATTCATAGGTACGTACTTCTAGAGGCTCTGGTTCAGCCTCTTTCTTAGGTTTGACAACACCAAACATATTCATCCAGTAGTCGAGATTGTCAGGAACATCAGACAACATAGCGGCTCACCTCTGGCTGAATATTGCAAGAGATAGTGCCGTGATATCCAGACAGCTTATTCTTCATTACAGTGAGGAAACGGCTATTATCAGGGCCATCTTCTTCGCCACTGTTTAATTTACCAATACCTATTATCAAATCGGCTTCAGCGGCCTTACCGACACGACTACCTTCCATCATAGTCATGGTTAACCTAGAGCGGTTCTCCGCTTCAGCAGACGCTTGGGAGACACCTATCACCGCACAGTTATACTTCTTGGCTGTTTCCCTTAGCCGTCTGTATAATTCTCTCAGCCTTTCATGCCCTGCATTGAAATTACCAGCAACAGCCAACTTGTCTGCCTGATCTATTATAACCAAGTCAGGCTTAACCTTGCTGATGTAGGCTTCCATCTTCTGAACATCCCACTCTTGGATGTCCTTCATAATGAGATTGTCTTTGATGCCAGAGTATCGTGAAACTGCCGCCACTGGATCAAACTCTATCTCTGCGCGGGTAAGACCAGTGTATGATTGAATAGCACGTAGCTTTGTACGCTTGGTGCTTTCCTCATTGCCTAAGTATAATACCTTGGCGTTCTGTTGGCAGAAACCCCCCGGAGCAGCACAGAGTGATATGATAAAGGCAGACTTCCCTGTTTCGGGACAGGCGAAGACCACAGCAAATTCACCAGCACCAATGCCGTATATTGCTCTGCTAAGTGTTTCGATATTAAACTGCCACCTATTCTCATCAGAGGTAACCGCCAGTAGTTCGTATATGTCATCCGTGGTTGGATCACCAAAATCATCTGGTAGGTAACCATCTGATACACGATCAAGTAGGATGTTTAATTCATCCATAGCCTCAATAGTACCTTCAGACATTCGTATACCTAAATTGGCAATGTCTAGTCCTACGCTTTGACGCCATAGGTTTTCTATTACGTCCTTGGCTATCTCTGGCTTTATGTCCTCAGAGTTTGCAGTAACATTAATAGTATCCTCAATCTCTGCTGACCATGCAGCAGTAGCCGTGGGATTGTTAGACTTCCAGAAAGCAAATAACTCTAGGGGTGTTATGTCTTGAGCAAACTTTTCATGGGATGCAGTAATAGTTTCGTATACTTCTTTTAGTTCGTCTTCAAATAGAGATGCGCGTAGTTTAGCCTTGTTCTGCTCAAAGAAGTCAAACTTCAAGCAGTTCTTTAAGAGGGAGTTATCCATGTAGTAGTGTCCTTAGCGTGGTATAGTTGGCTCCTTATAGAGTGCATATTATGCCAACGTCAAGAACAAAAAAAAGCTCCCAGTAGAATAGGAGCCATTTTTTAAAGTATTAGTAATATATACTTTAGTATCAGTTAGTTCTGAATTTCATTTTTGTAATATCGGGGGCCACTTCACCTCTACGCTCACGCATTTCTATCTGGTGGTGTACTACACCCTTATTATTTCTAACTAGACTTTTAATAGCCGCTTCTAGTTTAGTTTCTTCTTCCGCAGCGGCTTTAAAACCGCCGTCAATATCGTAGTCTATTAGACATATGGCTCTGCATTTCATATCATTCTCCCTTTAACCTATTAAAATTTGGGTTATTTTATGAATAGTCATTAGCTTTAAATCTATACTCGTTAATCGCACTTTCATATTTTTGTTGACGTTACGTAACTGGGATATTGACTTTAAAGCGGCATCTTTGTCAAGAATTAAATACACTTCATTGTAATTACTAAGTGTTTTCTTAATACCAGAAGTAATTGTGGTCCCTAATAAAGCTATTCCCACTAGTCCATCTATTCTACTAACACTACAGGCAGAGGGTGCGTCCTCTACCAATACAGCGGTTTTACCATCACCTACTTGGATGCCATCAGGGATATGCCCGTAGGAAATCCACTTAGGCCCATACTTACTCAGAGAACGCCCTACAGCCCCGTGGGAGCCTCTACTATAAAATAATACTCTATTATCAGCCGGAGCATACTTCACCTTCACAAGACGCTGCTGGTGAGCCTGTAGGCTATTAACCGACTCTAGGTATTTCAGGGCAGGGGGGTGATTGTCTACAGAAGTAACTATCTCTGGTATAGGTCTGCGAGATACTTTGTCTTTGGTTACTTTATTTAAGTAATTGTGTACCCCAGCCTT